CGTAAATACAAGTCTGGTGTAGTCATCCCCACCTTGATGATTACTGAAACTGAAGACCAAAAGAGAGCAATTCCTGAAGGTCGCCAACCTGTGGAACTCACTAACTTTGTGGCGTCCATTGAAGACTTTAGGACTGCTGGGGTATCAGACCCCTTTGAGTACCAAAAACACTTAAACGATATGTTCTTATACGACGGTCGTTACTTTTCTATTGCCACATATCGTGTACGTGGTCGTTTACGTGATGACGTAATGGTAGTAGTTGAAGGAATTGAAGTATATATAAATCAAGAAATGCCATTTGATCCAGGTCCACAAGCAATGGGTGTCCAAAACCTGCCTTGGCCTACAGCGTTGCCTAGTATTTGATAAACTTAAATCAATCTTGGTGAGCGCCAAGAGGTCCAACGCCTAGAACTTAAGGATGCATTATGAATGGCTTTAATACGCCTACGCCATCAAGTTCTAGACCGTTTTTGTCAGGTGAGCCTTACGTGCTAAACCGTTTGATGCGCCAGACTACTGAACTTCCTTCAATTGTTGCCAGTGCTATCGCCGCCGCTATGTTGGAAGAGGATGATCGTTTACAACGTACTTATGCAGACAAAGGTATTGAAGCAACCGCTAAAGTTACCTATGACGTAGATAACTCAAAGTTTATGTATACGGCTAAAGGTGAAGAGGCTGTTGAAACCGAGTATGGTGGTCCTACATCTAACCCTCAAGCCACTTTGCGTAAATCAGCAGTTCGTGGCGCAGACCGCATCCAAAAAGTCCTTGAGCGACAAATCAAGAAGGGCTTGGAGAAGTTATGAAACAAGGGTTCATTCTTGCTGAAGATGAAGCCATCAAACTTCATTTTAGTAATCTGACTGTTTCAGATGACCGTGATGCCGCTCGCCCTGTTCAAGTCTTCTTCCGATACCCAGAAGGGGAAACCGAAAGGCATTACCCTTTTATCACTATTGAACTAATTGACATAATCCACGCCAAGAACCGTCAACACTCTGAGTCGTTCTTGTATACCGATAGAGCGGGGCACCCAAACAATATTAACTACTGGCCTAGTACCTCTTCGGCTAGTTCTCCTCCGCTAGCGGGTAATGACCTCTACCGAACTACAGAGTTTACCCCTGTAGATCTTTTATACCAAGTTTCCACGTTTACCAGAAGTGCTCTACACGACCGACAACTAGCCGCACAAATGCTTACAGACGTTGTGCCATTTAAATACAGTTCAATTGTTATAGGGGCGGACGGAACGTCCCGAAGATTGGACCTTTTAGATTGGTCAACAGCCGACCTTCTGGACCCAGAGGCTGGCTACCGTAAGCGCATTTTCCGCAAAATATACACTTTACAAATGAACTCTGAAATTACCACCTCAGCACTAATTGGTCTCAAGAAAGTAAGTACTGTTTCAACTACAATTGAACAGACAAATTAATTTGAATCCCTGTAAGTCACCCCTGATTTAGGAGTAAAAATGGCATACGATCGCCCAGGAGTTTACGTACGTGAAACTCCATTCACCAGTAACATCGCACCACGAACCGCTACATCTGCCGCTGCTTTTGTTGGCTACGCAGAACGTGGTCCTGCTACCCCAACACTTATCACTTCTTGGAATGATTACAAGTCCAAGTTTGGTGAGTTGTCGCAAACTTATGATACGGGTTATGCCGTTTATCATTACTTTGCTAACGGTGGTCGGGACGCTTATGTGTCACGAGTACTTGACACAACCGCTGTAGCATCGGCATACACGTTCCAAGGAACACTGACTGGTGCTTCGGCTCCTTCAACCATGTTCACTTTGCAAGCCGCTTCAAAGGGCGCATGGGGAGACAGTCTTTCAATTTCTATTTCATTTGATCCAAATACTTTGGCTGATGTTTCAACAGCACCAAAGATTCAGGCTTCTACACTCTTCTCACTGACAGTTAACCAGACTCGTGGAAGTTCTTCGGTTGAAGTAGAACGTTGGCAAGAATTGTCATTTGATGCTTCTTCAAGCCGTTACTTCAAAACCGTTCTTGAACTTTATTCTTCATATATATCTTTGCAAGGTGTTCCAGCAACAATTGCAAGCAACGCCACAATTACTGTTTCAGGAATTGGTGTTGACGACTACACGACTTCATTCTCACTGACTGGTGGTTCGGATGCAGTTACCCCAGGTGCTGTTAGTGCAGACACCGAGTGGGCAACAGCAGTTACCAACTTGGATTCCGTATCAGGTCCATTGTTGATTAACCTTGTTGGTCAAACATCCAGTGTTCGTGTAAACCAAGCATTGGCTTATGCGGCAGCCCGTGCAGATGCTTTTGTCATCATTGACTCAGCACTCACAGCAACAACTAAGGCTGACGTACAGACCGCTATCTCTGGTTACAGCACCAGTAACGGTGGCTTTGGCGCTGTGTACTTCCCAGCGTTGAAGATGTACGACCCATCAAAGAGCGGTCCAACCGCTATCCGTGACACCTATTCAGGTGGAGCGATTGCTGGTGCGTATGTGCGTTCGGAGAACCTCCGTGGTGTTGCTAAAGCACCTGCTGGTTACTTCTTGGACCTGCAAAACGTATTTGGTTTGGTAGCAACGTTGTCAGATGCGGATCAGGGAACTTTGTATACTACAAACAACGTTAACTGTTTGAAGTTGGTAGCAGGTGGCGGAACCGTTATTAACGGTGCTCGTACACTGGCTAAGAACCGTCCAGACAAGTACATCACGATTCGCCGTACCCTTTCGTACCTCCGTGTTGTCTTAGATGCTCAAACACAGTTTGCAGTATTTGAGCCAAACGACGAACGTCTATGGGATCGCATCAAAGTTTCGCTGTCCAGCACTCTTACAGACTTCTGGGCTAAAGGAAACTTGAAGGGTGCAAACGCCAACAGTGCGTTCTACATCATTTGCGATTCGTCAAACAACACAGCATCAAGTATTGAAGACGGCTACGTAAACATTGAGGTTGGTGTCGCATTGCAGTACCCAGCCGAATTCGTTGTAATCAACCTCACACAGTGGGCTGGCAACGGCTCCGCTGGAAACCTCTAATTCAAGGAGTTATTTAAGACATGACCGTAACAACACTTCGCACCGATCCACTCAGAAACTTTAAGTTTCGTGTGCAAATCATTCCAAAAGTAGGTGGTGGAAACCTTGCCAACTACATCAGCCAAGTTGGTGAACTTGGATTTGCCCAAGTAAGTGGCATCTCTGTAACCAACGAAATCATCTCATACCGTGAAGGTGGAATGAACACCCACCCACACAAGATGGTGGCACAGTCAGACTTTGCTCCTGTCTCGTTTGCACGTGGTGCTTTCAGTGGTCAAGGACAACTGTTCCAGTGGCAAAAGTTCCTCCATGCTTGGTTGGGTGGTGGTGTTGCTGGTGAACCAGGACTTGCTAATGGTGCTGGCGATTATCGCTGTGACATCTTAGTTAAAGTTTATGACCACCCACATACGGCTTCGGAAGTCGCTGGTCAATCAGGACTTAACTACCAATGGGATGGCGGTTCAACTGGTGATCTTAAGCCTGTAGTTCCTGGTAGTGTTAAGTTTCAATTCAAACTTTACAATGCATGGCCTGGTGCGTACGCTCTCACCGACTTGAACGCAGGAGACAATGGTATCCTGATTCAGTCAATGACTGTACACCACGAAGGTTTCTACATTGACTGGAATGGATCAGAAGACCTCGCCAGCAAGTAATTAAAAACTTAAATTAGGAGCACAATAAGATGGATCAAAAGCAACAGGCTGACGCACTCAATGCCGCTCTTAGTGAGAAGGTACCTGAGATTAAAGAAGCCCCCACAACGAGTGTTGAACTCATTCGTGGAGTTTTTAATAAAGAAACTAATTCATGGGAAACCGAAGCCAAGGTTCGTGAACTTAATGGCTTTGATGAAGAGTCCCTAGCATCTATGGATAGTAGGAACGTCGTGTACGCCGAGTACATGACGTTTCTGCTTAAACGGGCTGTTGTATCCGTAGGGTCTATAACCGTTGCTGAAAACCCTTCGGTTATTGAAAACCTAATTATTGGTGACCGTGACATTCTTTTCTTGAAGATCATTGAAGCCACTTACGGTAATAACCGTGAGTACCAAATCCAATGCATGTCTTGTGAAGCATCCAATGATGTGATTATCACTATGGACACATTTAAAAACCGAGAAACAACACATGACCCTAAACTGCCTTTGGA